CGGTATACACGACACCTGAGGAAAAATATGGCGCGAAAAAAAAATGAGAAAAAATATTTTCGAAAAAAAATCTCAGATTAAAAAAAGTTGATGTCGGGTCGGGGGGTAAATTTTTTGCTAGTATAGAAAAAAAAATATCAACCAAAATCCCCAACAACAACAACTTTTTCTTTGATGAAAGGTACTAACCTTATCAAATACCTACCTTACTTGGTTGGTGCACTTGGTGGTGCTGGATCTGCAACAGCCTACCAAAAACGAAAGATGCGTACCAAGCGTCGTCGTCCCTCTACTAAGCGCAAGACCGGTGGTCGTGCTGGTACTTCCCGCCGGAAGTACACCCGTGTTCGCAAGCGGTCCAAAGTGGCCAAGAACACCAAGAGTATCCGGAAGCTTCAGCAACATGACCGCCAAAGCCTTGGTGACATGACTTACCGGCACCTCGAGTCCTACTCGTCGCACAGCACTGTCAACGCACAGGCCGTGCCCTCCATCTCTACTGCTCGCACGACGGATCTGGAAACAGTGCTTGCCCAATGCAAGTTCTTTGATCCTTCCACCCCTGGTACCCTTATCACGGGGTCGACAGCTACTGGTAACTACCAGCGCAACGTCCGCTTCGAAAACGTCAGTTCAAGCATCAAGGTTGCGAACAACTACGGCACTACCCAGTCCGTTACTGTCTATCTTTGCAAAGTCAAGGATGACACAAGTGTGGGTCCTGGCTCTGCCTGGTCCAATGCCGTTGCAGACGGCTCCAACCTCATCGGTACTACCCCTCTGGGTCAGTATCCTTCCGATTACGACCTCGTCAAAGACCTCTGGAATCTCAAGGTCGCGAAAAAGGTGAGCCTTGCTCCTGGTAAGAGCTTCACCCTAAGCCATAGTACTGGCGCCTTTGAGTACTCCTCCAGCACGGTGGATACTCACAGTATGATATATCAGAAGGAGTACAAGTCCTTCGTTTGGATGATCGTGCACCATGGCGAGCTTGGTCACGATACAGTCCTTTCTGAGACTGCGGCCCTGCCTTCTGGGCTCGACATCTCCTACACTACCACTTACAAAGTGAAATATGATGCGGGTATTAATATCCGTTACATCTACGTGGTCAACGACAACGATACTGCCTTCACCAACGGTGGTGTTATGGCACAAAAGCCTGTTACCGATAACCAAGGCTACTCGATTCCCTAATCCTCTGCAGCAAATGGGGGTCGAAGAAGCCCGTGGGGACCCCTTTAGGGGGAAGCGGGCGTACCCCCTTCGAGCCGCGCAGCGGCGAGTCAATAAAAAAAATTAAGAAATATTTTGTCAGTCGAAAGACTTTAAAAAATGTTGTATGTTTGCGTGTGTGTGAATTATTGTACTAATATTTACTCCATTTACTACCAGAAATGCCCAAACGCGAAAATGGCATCTACCACCTTGCCATCCGATGGACCCCTGTCGAAGCCGACACTGAAGCGCTCAGTGACCATGGGGACGATCCCGTCTCTTTCCACGAAGAGCATGGAGACACGATCCTCGAGTCTCTCAAAACTGCCGGGTGTGACCGCTACATCTATCAACTCGAACGAGGAGATGACACGCACCGGTTGCACTATCAGGTGTACGCGCACCTCAAAGTCAAAAAGTGAGCAGAAGCAATGTCTGCACTGCTCCGTGATCTAGGCATGACCAACAGCCTATATTGCGCACCTGCCTCTGAAAAGGGCAAAAAGGCCTTACAGGACTACTGTATGAAGAAGGAAACCCGCATACTTGGTCCCTGGGCTGACAAGGCCATCTATATGGGTCAAGATTTGATTCAGAAACTCAGACCCTGGCAAGCTGCCATCAAGGAGCTCGTGACAAGCGAGACTCCTCACCCCCGGAAAATATTCTGGGTATACGACGAAGTGGGTGGTGCGGGAAAGTCTTCCTTTGCCAAGTATATGTACTTCCACCACAAGATCATCACGCTAACCTTTGGTGACGCGAAGGACCTCCTGTATGTGGTCCAAAAGTTTCAGGGTCGGACTGCTTATATGTTCGATCTCTCCCGTACCAAAGGCGGGAAAACTTCTATGTCTGATATCTATCAGGCCTTGGAGGCTGTTAAGAACGGTATGTTTGTATCCTCCAAGTACGAGAGTGACATCTGCTTGATGTCCACTCCCCATGTAGTGGTTTTTTCTAACCACAAGCCTAACATGGATGCTCTCAGCAAGGATCGATTTTCGATCATCGATTTCGGGGACCTGAAGTTGGGTGCCAAAGGTGCCAAGGAAATTATAGGAGAGGAGGGTTACTTCCAGCGTAGCGCCTCCTCTCCCAAAAAACGAAAGCTTGATGCCCTATCAGCTTTTGTTGTTGAGCGCAAGAAAAAGGTGGCCAAGATGAACCAAGTGCCTATGCACTATGGAAAGTGGCCTGTTGTGGAACCCCCGGTATACACGACACCTGAGGAAAAATATGGCGCGAAAAAAAAATGAGAAAAAATATTTTCGAAAAAAAATCTCAGATTAAAAAAAGTTGATGTCGG